GCAGGGCGGTAATTCGGCAACGGTTTCCAGCGCCACGCAGAGTGCTGGCACCTATAAACTGGTGCTTTCCAGCCCTGCCACATGGACGGCATCTGGCGGCGGTTTTACGTTTCGGTACGCTATTCTATGGGACTCTACGACTAGTACGCCAGTGGCGTACTGGGATTATGGTAGTTCTCAAGCAGTTGCTGCCGGCGAAACCGTAACGGTTACGCTGGACGGTACTAACGGCGTATTCCAGGCGGCCTAATGGCTCTTGTTCTTGCAGATCGCGTAAAAGAAACAACCAATACAACTGGCACGGGTACGCTTACCCTTGCTGGCGCTGTGTCGGGCTTTCAGTCTTTTGCTGCCGTAGGAAACGGCAACTCGACTTATTACACGATCACCAGCGGCACGGATTGGGAAGTCGGCATCGGCACCTATACGGCGTCCGGTACGACACTTTCACGCGATACGGTGCTTGCATCATCTGCTGGTGGAACAATCAAAATCACGGTTGCCGCTGGCGCGAATGTGTTTGTTACTTATCCGGCAGGCAAGGCTATTGCGGCGGGGACTGGGTATTTCACCGACGTTTATGCCGGTTCTTTTGTTGATGGCGTGGTCATTGATTACGCGAGCGGCGCAGGCCGAATTTCGGTTGGCGGCGCAGATGACATTAACTTTTATAACGGCGGCGTGGCTGGATCTTTGCTCGGTCAAGCCAAATCTAACGGCGACTGGACGTTTAACGGGTTTATCGACGTTGGCACGGGTACATTGGTTTCCGGTGCTACCAACCCACTAATCGCTGCTGCCGGATCTGCCAACAGTTATGTTCAGGCATACGTCCACAACGATCTAAACAATACAAGTTCTTCGGCCGACCTGACCGCGTATCCCCACAACGGCTTGGACACAAGCGGTTGGGTCGATATGGGCATAACGAGTCTCAGTTACTCGGATGCTGCTTACTCGGTCACGGGCGGCAATGAGGGCTACATCTTCATGTCGGCCCCGTCTGGCTCTAGCACCAGCGGAAATCTGGTGTTTGCGACGGATTCCACCGGCACGACCAATTATTTCCAATGGTACGTTGGCGGATTTAACCAAGCCAAGGGATCGTGGGAGATGCAGCTGCGCGGTACGCAGCTTGACCTTTCTATTCCGCTAAATTCTACGGTCGCTACAGGCACGGCTCCTTTTACGGTCGCCTCCACGACGCAGGTAGCCAACCTAAATGCTGCCACCGCAGGTACGGCCACGACTGCCACAAATGCGACCAACGTATCCAATACTGGCGCGGTAGCCACAAACGCATCATTTTTCCCGACGTTTGTTGCGGCAAACACCACTTCAAATCAAGGCGTCAATACCGCTGCTGGTTTGAGTTTTAACCCGTCTACGAACGTCCTGTCGCCTACGGCTGTTCTGCTGGCCTCTAGCTCGGGCGCTCAAGCTCCGATTAAATTAACTGCGGGTACAAACCTCGCTACGGCGCAGGCTGGTGCGATTGAGTATGACGGAACCTCGTTCTACTCTTCAATGGCGACCTCAACTCGCGGCGTTGTGCCGTCCGAACAGATAGTGGTACTCAATACCGCTTACACACTGACCTCGCAGACTGCCGCCCAAAAACTGTTTAATGCTTCAACCAATGGCGCTGTAACGCTTCCAGTTGGAACTTACCAGTTTGAGTGTTTTTATTCTCTGACGGGTATGTCTGCAACCAGCGGCTCGTTTGGTTTTGCAATGGTTGCCGGTACTGCTGTAATTGGTTCACAAGGTTGGCGCTCTATTGCCGAAAAGGGTACTGCTACCGTAGCAACTGCAACTGCTGGTCAGTTGACCTACAGCACCGCGGCTAACACCACACTTGCCACGGCCTCCACCAACACCGTGGGTTATGCGTTTATCAGCGGGATCATTAAAATTACCACGGCTGGTACGGTTATCCCGTCCGTGTCTTTGGGTGTTGCAGCCGCTGCTGTTGTTGGTATCAACTCGTATTTCAAGATCGCTCCGGTAACAGGCGCGGCTACTGCAAATATTACTGTCGGCAACTGGTCATAAGCCATGCTGGGCAATAGCGCCCTTTCAGAACTGCCGTTTAGTACACAGCCAGTAACAACAACGCCTGGCTATACGATTACGGCACAAGCCGGTACATATTCTGTTACCGGCAAGTCAGCTACGATCACTTATGTTCCCGGTACCGTAAATTACAGTATTACGGCTCTAAACGGAACTTATGTTGTTACGGGTAAATCGGCAACGATCACCCGTAACCGTTCATTGACAGTCTCAAATGGTACCTATACTCTTACAGGCAATTCGGCTACGATTGTCTATACTCCAGCTAGTGTTTCGTACACAATTACGGCACTAAATGGGACGTATACTGTATCAGGGCGGGCGGCAATTATAACGTACTCCGGTACGCCTACGCCGCCTGCCGGCGAACTTCAGTATTTTGTCGAGATCCGTAGCTTTACGGAACGCAGGAGAATTTAGACATGGCAATCGGCCTTAAAGCTATCACGACCCGCCTGGGCTACCAGCAGATCACGACGCTCAGCTCGGCACAGAGCCTTACCGTGCCGATCCGCGATGTGAATGGACTTTCCGTAAAGCCTGCCATCGCGCTGATTACGCCGGAAACGCAGGGCGTTCGGTGGCGCGACGACGGTGTGGCTCCTACGGCCAGCGTCGGTATGCCGCTGGCGGCAGGCGTAACCCTGCAGTACGACGGCGATCTTACCAAGATTCAGTTTATTGAGCAGACGGCTAGCGCCAAACTCAATATCAGCTACTACGCGTAAAGGCACCCCTATGCCCAGCATTACCAATGATGTCCCGGCGGTGGATTACGTTTCGTACTTCACCAAGCAGTTCCCAAAGGATCTGGCCCAGATGGCCGCTCTGCGGGACGAACTGGAGAAGCGTCAGGGCGCTTTGACTGCGGTTGAAGACGCCAACAGGCTGCGTGCGGAGGCTGACGATTATGCTGCGAAAACTAAGGCAGATGTGGATGGCCTTCTTCTTGACGCGCGAGACAAGAACAAGCGGCTTGACGCCGCCACCGCTGAACTTGCCGTCCTCCAGCTTGCCTTCGACACCGATTCCAGCAAAAAAGATGCGGCGCTCGCCAAGCGCGAAAAAGAAGTCTCCATCCGCGAAGCAGCGGTGACTTCGCGCATGGCGGCTTTGGAAGCCAAGGACGCGGACTTGCAGAATAAGCAGGCCAAGCTGGTGTCCGATCAGGTCGAATTTGACTCGCGGGTCAAGGCGTACATGGAGCGCATCGCGTCTCTCGCCCCGTAATAGTTTTCCCCTACTGGTGGGGTTCACCAGGGATTCTCAGGAATCAAAATGTCTGAAGAAAATGTTGTTGAAGTAGCGGAAGTTCCCGCGCCGGATCAGGTTGCGACGGCAGCACCTGATACTGAAGTTGTAGCGCCGGAAGAAACGTCAGTTGAGGCAACCAAGACCTTCACGCAGGAGGAACTGGACGCAGCAATTGGCAAGCGGCTCGCAAGAGAGCAGCGAAAGTGGGAGAGGATGCAGGCCCAGAAGGCAGCGGTAGCCCCGCAGCCCGTGGCAGAAGTCCCGCCGTTGGAGAATTTCGAGTCCCCGGAAGCCTACGCGGATGCGCTGGCGACCAAAAAGGCTCAGGAATTGATCTACCGGCAGGAGACGGAACGCCAGCAGGCCCAAATCCTTGAGTCTTATCACGAACGGGAAGAAGAAGCCCGGTCCAAGTACGATGACTTTGAACAGGTCGCGTACAACAGACTGCTTCCGGTTACCGACGTGATGGCTCAGACGATTCAGGCGTCCGAAATTGGCCCAGATATTATTTACCATCTGGGGTCCAATCCGAAGGAAGCCGAACGTATCTCCAAACTGACGCCGTTCCTGCAAGCCAAAGAGATCGGGCGGATTGAAGCCAAATTGGCGGATAGCCCTCCGGTCAAAAAGACGACCAATGCGCCCGCACCGATTGCACCTGTCACCCCTCGCGGGGCGACTGCCCGTGTTGTCGATACAACCGACCCTCGCTCGATCAAGAGCATGAGTACGTCGGAATGGATCGAAGCCGAACGGCAGCGACAGATCAAGAAGTGGGAAGCGCAGACCCGATTCCGCTAATTCACAACTTAGGAGACACTTGTGTCTAACTCACTGCTTACTATTGACATGATCACCAGAAAGGCTCTCGAAATCCTTGAGAACAACCTGGTGCTTACCCGCAACGTCAACCGCCAGTACGACGATTCGTTCGCCGTGGAAGGCGCGAAGATCGGTTCCACCCTGCGTATCCGTCTGCCGGATCGCGCGCTGGTGACGGACGGTGCCGCCCTGCAGGTTCAGGACGACAACGAACAGTACACCACCCTGACGGTTGCTTCGCAGAAGCACATCGGCGTGAACTTCACTTCTGCCGAACTGACCATGCAGCTTGACGATTTCGCGGATCGCGTTCTCAAGCCGCGTATCAGCCAGCTTGCGTCCAGCATCGACGCTGACGTGGCAAACGCCTACAAGAGCGTTTACCAGTCGGTCGGTACGCCGGGTACGACTCCGGGCACCTCGCTGGTTCTGCTGCAGGCGAACCAGAAGCTGAACGAACAGGCCACCCCGATGTCGCCCCGCTACGCCACCGTCAACCCGGCTGCTAACGCCGCGCTGGTGGAAGGCATGAAGGGCTTCTTCAACCCGACGGGCACGATCAGCCGTCAGTTCAAGTCGGGCATGATGGGCGAAGGTGTCCTCGGCTACGATGAAGTCAACATGAGCCAGTCGATCCTGAACCACACCACGGGTTCGCGTTCGGCCACGGCTTCGCTGACCATCGGTTCGACGATCAGCACGCAGGGCGCGTCGGCTGTTGCCATCAACGGTGACACGGGTTCGGCCACGTTTGTGGTTGGCGACGTGTTCACCATCGCCGGCGTGTACTCGGTCAATCCGCAGACCCGTCAGTCCACTGGTTCGCTGCAGCAGTTCACCGTTACGGCGGCTGCTACGGCGTCCTCGGGCAACTGGTCGTCGGTCAGCGTGTCCCCGGCCATCTACACTTCGGCTCACGCCCTGGCGACGGTGGACTCGTTCCCGCAGTCTGGCGCCGTTGTGACGGTGCTGGGTTCGGCTTCGACCAGCTACGCCCAGAACCTTGTGTACCACAAGGACGCGATCACCTTTGCGACGGCGGACCTTCTGCTGCCGCAGGGCGTGGATATGGCGTCCCGTCAGGTTCACAACGGCATCTCGATGCGCGTTGTCCGCCAGTACGACATCAATAACGACCGTATGCCGTGTCGTATTGACGTGCTGTACGGCTACAGCACGATCCGTCCGCAGATGGCGGCGCGCGTCTGGGGCTAACCCTTCAGCCCCCGGTTTAACCGCCGGGGGCATCTTTTTCGGGAGAATTTAATATGGCTCTTTCAGCAGTTGGTGGTGGTTATCAGGTTGGTGACGGCAACGTCAACGAAGTCCAGATGAAGACTATGGTTGCTCCGGGCGCAACGACGGGTACGTCGGCTACGCTCGTTGCGGCTGATATGACGAATGGCGTGTATACGTCCACGAACGCCTCGGCGGTCGGTATTACGACGGCGACGGGCGCGCAGCTGGATGCGCTGCTTGTCAACGCCAAGGTCAACAGCGCGTTTGATTTCGTGATCATCAACCTGGGTTCGGCCTCGGGCGCGGTCACGGTGACGGCTGGTTCGGGCGTGTCGGTTGTCGGTTCGGCCACGGTTGCCATCAGCACGTCTGCGCGGTTCACGCTGCGTAAGACGGACACGGCGACTTGGGTTATGTACCGCATGGCCTAAAGGCTAGGAATCTGGGGGCGAAAGCCCCCAGATTTTGTAAATGATTATATATTTGCGCCACCCCGTTCATGGCACCAAAGTCGCTACGATGGACTTGGAAGCCGAAGCGGATGAACAAAACGGCTGGGAACGCTATACTCCGGGTGAACCCCCGGCGGCTCCCGTAAACGTACTGGAAAAGCGCCGCCGTAAGACTGAACCGTAGGAGTTGCGATGTACGCTGGGCCAGGTGTGTACGCCATTCTCAATACCGTGAATGATAAAATGTACATCGGCTCCTCCGTAGACATTGCCCGACGGTGGATTAAGCATAAGCATGAGTTGCGCAAAGGTACGCATCATTGCCAACCTCTGTTGCGCGCAATTAACAAATACGGACTTGACGTATTTTCTTTAGAGATTATTGAATACGCATCAGATGCTGAAAAGCTTATAACGAAAGAACAGATGTGGCTGGATTTTTTTAAGCCCGCGTACAACACCTGCAAAATTGCAGGGACGGTGCGGGGTATTAAGCGATCCGAAACAACGCGGCAAAAATTATCCGCCGCGCTAAAAGGAAACACTAACGCGCGCGGCAAGATTGTACTCCCTGAAACGCGGCAAAAACTTTCCG